ATGCACATGAGCTTTGATATACATAATTATGATATATCTAAAGAAGAAGAGATTATTACTTGGGCAGAGAATGAATCATATAAAGTATTTGAAATTGTAAACAATGCTAAAAAGAAACTATGACACCACAAGAAAAAGCTAAAGAATTATTAGCTAAAATGACAACAAATGCAGATAGCCTTATTTATAAGAATCAATATGCTAAAGAATGTGCATTGATTGCAGTTGATGAAATACTTAAAGATAAAGAAATTATTGATGGTATGAGAGTAATTAATGATCCATATTGGCAACAAGTAAAACAAGAACTTGAAAAGCTATGATTAAGATACAAAAGACTAAAACATTAGTAACTAAGCCTAATGACAATAGTGCTAATTGTATAGCACCTAATGTTATATATGGTTGCTTTGGTGGTTGTGTTAATACATATTGTTATATGGCTAGACACAATGATACTAGAGTGTATGTAAATAGTAATGTAGATGATGTATTTAATTCTGTTGTAGAATGGGAGAAATCATATACTAAAGTACCAGATCAACAAGATCCTGTGTATACTATGGTAGATATAGCTTGTAACTCTGATTTAGTATTAATGCAAAAGCATATGCCTGAACCATTACTTGACTATCTTAAAAGATATGATGACCATCCTAGATTAAATAGTACTATGGCTACTAAATATCCAGGTCTATTAAAACTAGATGTTAATCATTTTAATAAGAAGCCTAGAGTGAGAGTTAGTCTAATGCCACAAAGATTCTCAGATATACTAGAACCTAATATGCAAAAGATATCTGATAGAATACAAGATATCAACAGACTTAAAGATTTAGGTTGGGAAGTACATATTAATTATAGTCCATTAATCTTCTATCCAAATTGGGATGAAGCATATGCCTATTTATTTGCTGAAGTTCAACAAATAGCAGGTGAGAATAAATGTGAAATCATAGCTCTTACTAATCATAAGAATCAAATGGCTAAAACTACTGATGAAGCTAAAGAGATTATGAGATATAGTTCTGAAGTTAAGAATGCATCAGGAGTAATGAGATATCCATTAGAACATAAAACAAGACTACTAAAAGAATTTAAAGCATTGTATGCTGAATTCTTTGATTTATCAACAATAAGATATATATTTTAATATGAAACAAACAGCAACAGAATGGCTTATTGAACAAGTTAAATCACCTTCATGGAGTGGATTATTTATCTGGCATAAAGAAGAGATATTTCAACAAGCTATAGCAATGGATAAACAGCAAAAAATTGAAGCATTTAAACATGGAGAACTTCCACCACTATTTGTAAATTTTGATGCAGAACAATATTATAATGAAACTTATAACAAATGAAAGCAATACTAACATTATTACTGTTTATAACTATCAATAGTTATTCACAGAAACTATACATTGTATACCAAGAGTGTGCAATAATAGTAATTACCAATGATACTATAATATCTAGAAAACTAATTAAACATGATGAATTATTAGAGTTTTCTCCAGGTTGGAGTACTAGCTATAATGATAGTGTAAACATGTATTGGTTTGCTATTGAAAACAAAGAAACAATACTTAAACAATTAGAAGAATTATGAAAAATAAAATCATTAACATAAAAGACAGAGATAAATTAAATGAATTACCTAATCCAAGAGTACATCAAACTATTAGTTTTATGAAATCATTTGTTAGATTTGGTGCATGTACATTCTTAGGATGTAATATGTTAGTATCAGCAGCAATTGCTTTTGGTATTGCAGAGGTATTAGGTATAATAGAGGAGATATTCTGATGGAAACAGTAAATAACCCAGACCACTATAAGGGTAAAGATAATCCTTATGAAGCAATTAAAGTAATAGATGCTTGGAAACTTGGATTTAGCTTAGGTAATGCTGTAAAGTATATTGCTAGAGCAGGTGCTAAAGGAGATAAAGTTGAAGATTTGCAGAAAGCAATATGGTATATACAACATGAGATAGATGGTCTACTTGATAACTACAAATAGTGAACTTTTTAAAAGTGATGTATATACTATCATTAGTAAAGAAGAAGCATACAATAAAATAGCAGAGTGTAGTGTAATTGAATTAGATACTGAAACTACAGGTCTTGATTCACATACTTGCCAGATATTAACTCAGCAGTTTGGTACAGAGAATGATCAGTTTGTTATTGATAACAAGACTATTGACCCTATGTATTTTAAACCAATACTTGAGAGTAATAGGCTATTCATATTGCAGAATGCTAAGTTTGACTTAAGATTCTTTCTAAAGTTAGGTATTAATATTAGGAATGTATATGATACATTTTTAGTAGAATGTATATTAACTACAGGATTAGAAGATAGAAAACTAGGACTAGATGCATTGGCAATGAAATATTGTGGTGCAGTACTAGATAAATCTATTAGAGGTGGAATACATGCAGAAGGATTAACTACAAGAGTTGTTAAATATTGTGCTGATGATGTTACATATCTTAAACAGATTATGGATAAGCAGATGGAACAAGTCAGGAAATATAACTTAGAAAATGTAGTTAACCTTGAGAATCAAGTAACAAGAGTATTTGCTAGAATGGAATATACTGGTATATCTATCAATAAAGTTAAATGGTTAGAAATAGCAGAGATTACAGAGAAAGGTACTCTTGAAGTTGAAAGTAAATTAGATAGCATTCTTAAATCAGAACCTAAATTAAACAAGTATATACCAAAGTATGTACAGACAAGTTTATTTGATTATGAAGTAAGAGAGCTAGGTATTAACTGGGGTAGCCCATTGCAAAAACTAAACATATTAAAAGACTTAGGGTTTGATACTGATAGTACTGGTGATAGATTCTTACAAACTAACAAGGATAAGCATCCATTAGTTAAAGAATTGATTAACTATAATAGATATAGTAAATTAGAATCAGCATTTGGTAAAGAGTTTCTAAAGTTTGTTAATAGAAACACAGGTAGAATCCATTACAATGTATGGCAAATTCTATCTACAGGCAGAATATCAGTTAGTGAACCTAATCTAAATCAAATTCCATCTAAGGGTGAACTTGGTAAACAGATTAGAAATTGTTTTATACCTCAACAAGGTTATAAGATAGTTGGTGGTGACTATAGTGGTATGGAATTAAGAATCATAGCTGAGTTTAGCAAAGACCCATTATGGGTTAATGCTTTTAATGATGGTCAAGATTTGCATTCTGTATTATGTGCAGCAACATTTGATATACCTATTACTGATGTTAAACAAGAAACACCATTTAAGAAAGGTGTAACTTACAGAGATATTCAAAAGACTATTAATTTTGGTTTAGCTTATGGTATGTCAAAGTTTAAACTTGCAGATACTATGCAAATTCCTGTTGGTGAAGCTGATAAGATTATCAAAAAGTTTTTTAAAGTAGTACCTAATGTAGAGAAATTTCTCAATGGATTAGGTGAACTAGCTAAAGCTAGAGGTTATATCAAAAGTGGGCAACCTTATGGTAGAATCAGATGGTTTGCTGGTTTTGATAACAAAGAAAACTTTATTAGACAAGGTGAGATTGAGAGAGCAGGTAAAAATACTCCTATTCAAGGCACCAATGGTGATATTATTAAAGCAGCACTAATTAAAGTACAAAGGTTTATTGATGCTAGAGCATTGCCAATCAACATATTACTATCAGTATATGATGAAATTCAAACAGAATGTCCTGAAGATTTATGTGAATGGTGGAAACTAGAATTAGATAAACTAATGGTAGAATCTGCTCAAGAAGTTATTAAGTCTGTACCTATTGTAGTAGACTGTAAGATAGCAGATTATTGGGATAAATAATTTCGTATCTTTGTAACATTATGTACCCTTATATAATTTTAATGCTGATTGTATCTTCATTATCATTACAAGGACAAGGATTTAAAAAGATTGAAGATAGCCTGTTTGATAGTAACCTCAGATTAAATTCTGCCTGTGACACTTCAACATTATTGCTAAAAGAAATAAGCTATGTACCAGACTCTTATGAATTTCTTAGAAACAACCAATATTGTTATAGTATTGTTCCTGCTTCTAATTCTATTACCTATTCTTTCACATTTACTAGTGTGGCTGATAATTTTATCTATATTAACAGTGGGTATAGTGTTCTTTCTTGTACAAATGTTAATTTTTTGTATACGGGATTATATGATAACACCACTTGTCAATTTGTGGATGAAGGTTACTCATTTGGAATAATAGAAGGACACACTTATACATGGACACTAATGGCTACTGCTATTGGTAGATTTTGTCAAGGATTCAATGCTATATGCCCTTATTGGTTTGTAGATATTCCTTTAGTAATTGAATTATTGAGTTTTCAAGGTGAAACACAAGATAATTTAATAAACCTATGCTGGACTACAGCAACTGAAACAAGTTCTGATTACTTTGTAATTGAGAAATCTAGTGATGCTATTAACTTTAAAGAAGTTAGTAGAGTTAAAGCTAGTGGTAACTCTAGTACTGCCAAGAACTACAAAGCTATAGATGATAAACCTTATGAAGGTAATAATTACTATAGATTAGTAGAGTATGATTTTAATGGTGTGAGACATGAATACACAATAATTAGTGTATACTATCCACATTCATTAGAATATAAAGTGTATGATATTATGGGATTACCAACAACTTTAAACACACCAGGATTCAAGATTATCAAGTATGAGAATGGTAATGTTATTCGTAAATTTATTAACTAACAACTAACAAAAAAGATGAAAGTAGATTATTACAACAGATACGGAGATACAATAGTTTTTGAAAAACTTGATGATAACACAATTAAAATGTCTGGTTATCAATATTCAAGAAGTGGATTCAATGAAGATGGTTCTAAAATTCAATTTATAGACCCATCAGGTGGACCATATATTGGTGTAGGTATGAATCTTAATACTTACTTTAATACAAAAAAGGATATGATTATCAAAGCAATTGAATTTGAACCTGGAAATGGAACTGTACTGAAAATCTAGTACAAAATAAGAATTTGAAATAAGGAAGTTTTAAAACTTTTCTTTATGAAATTCTTAATCTTAATTCTATTAGTATTTTTACTTAGCTGTAACCCTGACTTTGACCACCCACGTTATAAGAAAAAATCTTTAAGTGGGTGGAAAAGGAAACCTGTAAGTGTCTTTAAACAAGGTACTTATAGGAATCCTGTTGTTAAGAAAGAAGCTAGACAGAGATTAATTAGACCAACAAACATAAACTTAGACAAATGGTAAAACAAGAAACATTAAAAGAAGCTGCTGATAAGTTTGCAGATGATTGTACATTGATATCTGATGTAGGAACATATATAGGATTTATTAAAGGTGCTAAATGGATGCAAGAAAGAATGTATAGTGAGGAAGAAGTATTAGAAACTATAAGACAGTATGCTCTTGAAGAACATCTGATAACATCATCTAAACCTGATAAATGGTTTGAACAAAATAAAAAGCAACAAGATGGGAAATCTAAAATCAAATAAGACAAAAGAAGAGTGGGATGATTTAGTAGATAAGTCAAAAGCCCATTCAATAACTGGCACTATGAAAGGAGAATTAATCAAATCAACACATGGTTGGATGATTTCTTATATTGAGAATGGAGAGCATAAAGGTGTTTCATTGCATCATGATGATATAGAATTTATAGAAGAAACTAAATTCACATTTAATGATATTGAAGCAACAATAGCTGCTAATCCTGAAGTAACATTTGAAATTGTTGATAACCAAAAACTATCTGGTGTATCTAAATCAGGTAGATTAGTGAGTGTAAACTCTAAATGCCCTATATGTGGGTTTAAAGAAAATCACAGTAAACATTGTAGAACTAAACAACGACACCTAAGAAATAAGAGATTATGACAACAGTAATTATTGAAATTGACCATGATGTAGAACTTGAGATATCAGGTATCTATGATGAAGGAGAACCAGAAAAATTGTATCCTATTGATGATGCTCATCCAGGTTCAGGAGACTCATTTGAGATTATGGAAGTTAGTATCAGAAAAGGTAATGCTTTAGATTTACTACACTTCTGTTCTGAAGAATTGTATTTTGCTAATGGATATGCAACCAAAAGACCTAATAGTACTTTTGTAAATATCTTTGAGATATTACAACAAAGATGTTTAGATAGTATCAATGGCTCAAAATAAGAAAAGTGAAATACAAGATGAAGCATTACAAACTTGGGTAGATAATAAATGTGTAGGTGCATTAGCTATGGCTACAGGCTCTGGAAAGAGTAAGGTGGCACTACTTGCTATAGACTACATAATTAAGACCTTAAAAGTCAAGAAACCTAAGATATGCTTAATTGTACCAACAGAGAGTTTACGAGACCATAATTGGCTAGAAGAATTTAAGAAATGGAAGATGACAAAATACTACAAGTATCTTGATAGATATTGTTATGTATCCATTAATAAAATCTTTGATGAGAATTATGATTTAGTAATACTTGATGAATTGCATAACATTACTGAAAGCAACAGTAAGTTCTTTATGCAAAATGTATCCACTAGGATACTAGGATTATCAGCTACTCCCCCAACAGATGAGACTAAAAAAATGTTACTCAAAATACACTGTCCAGTAGTATATGAGTACAGATTAGATTCTGCTGTTGAAGATAATGTAGTTGCACCCTATAAAATCAATCTAGTGGAAATTCAATTAAATAGTATTGATAAGTATATAACAGCAGGTACAAAGGATAAACCCTTTATGACTACTGAGTATAATCATTATCAGTATTTAACTAAATTGATAATGAATCATAAATTTGGTGGCAGGGCAAAAGCTGCTATGTTTGCACAATTAAATAGACAACGATTTCTTGGGAATCTTAAATCCAAAATGGATGTTGCCAAACTAATTAGAGATAAGTATATGGTTGGTGAAAGAGCATTGTTCTTTTGTCATTCTATAGCTCAAGCTGAAGAGATATGTTCAGACACTTTTCATTCAAAATCTTCAGATAAAGCCTTAAAGAAATTAAGGAGTAAAGAAATTCAACAACTTAGTTGTGTGAAAGCTTTAAATGAGGGTGAGAATATTCCAGACTTAGATTCTGCTATTATCATTCAGATTAATAGTGTTGAAAGAAACTTAATACAACAGACAGGTAGAATTGTTAGGTGGAGACCTGACCATGAAGCTACTATCTGGGTATTAGTTGCTGTAGGCACTCAAGATGAGGTATGGTGGACTAAATGTTCTGAGAACCTAGATAAACAAAAGATAACTTATTTAAATTCAAAAAACTTATGACAAGTACTTTAGAAAAAGATGAAATTGTTTTCTGTATCAATTGTGTACAAGCTATCTACCCAGGAATATGGAGTAATTCTCCATTGAAAGTTAGAGACCTAATACATGAAGTATATGATGAAGATGTGCCACTTGCAACTATTGAAGAACTTATTGATGAGAGAATTGTTGAGCAGGATGAGTATTCAATATTATATAACAACAATGGGTACAGATAAAATTGAAGTATTAGTAGGCTTAGATTCTATTACAGATTATTCTGAGAACTTTGAAGATGGTAAAGAAGATTTCTATACTGTTCTTAATGAGATTAAAGAAGATAAAGATGTAATGACAATCTTTGATACTAAAGATGGTAAGATAGCATTTTTCTCATCAGGTAAAGATTCAAGTAGTTTAGATAAAGATTTCATTCTATTTATAGCACCAACTGCTCCTGATTTACTTATATTTTTTCATAATAAGTACATTGAATGTATGCTAAATGGTTCACCAGACATGGAGATGAGAGAAAAAGAATGTAATTCTATAATCTTATTATCAAAATGTTTAGTACAGTTAGCAGATTTAGATGAGGATGAATTATTAGACAAACTACAAGATGATATTGACAATTGATACTGATGAAGCTGCAAATATAGGTATTACTCCTGTGGAGTATGCCTATTTGCAATGCAAGAAATATAATCTAGCTAATGATTTAGATGTAGAAACTCTAATAGAGCTAGGTTTGATGAACACAGATGGTGACTTGACAAGCCATTGTGAACAAGTAATGTTTCCTAAAGCAGATGATGCTACCATGCTCTTTGTAAGAGTATATGATTTATATCCTCATAAGATAGGTAATCGTGTACTGAAAGCTAAGAGCATTGATTCTGGTGATGGGAAACATTGCTTGACTAAGTACAGAATTTATCAAAGGCAAGATGTTAACATAGGTGCTAAAATGATGAAAGGTCTTCAGAATGAGATTCTTCTTAGGAAGAAGGGTAATAATGAAGCATTCTTTCAAGATATTAGAACCTGGTTTAATCAACAAACCTGGGATAAATATGCTGATTTGGATATTCAGGAAACTCAAGAAAGGGTAGAAAGAATATGAGTATTTTAACAAATAGAATTAATGAAGGTCTGGAAGGTAAATTTCAAGGATTAGCCAATGGATTTAAAGATTTAAACAAGTACACTTTTGGTGTTCAACGTGGAACCTACTACCTAATAGGTGGTTCTTCAGGTACTTATAAGACAACTCTGTTGGATTATATAGTCAGGAATGCTATCAAGTCTGCTAGTGATAATGATATTGAATGCAATGTTTTTTATTATTCCTTTGAGATTGACAAGCTAACTAAGATGTGCAATTGGGTATCATCTTTTGCTTATCAATTACATGGAGTAGTAATACCACCAGAAAAGATTAAAGGTCTTGGAGACTTTAGATTAACACCTCAAGAAGTAGCAGTTATAGAACCTATCATAACAATGGTAGAGGAGATGGCAGACAAAATTCATTTTAGATTTGAGTCTACTAACCCAACTGGTATATTTAATGAGCTGTGGAAATTTGCAAGTCTTCATGGTGAAATCCAGTATGAAGAGTATAAAGATCATGAAGGTACTACTAAGCAAAGAATCTGTGGTTATAAACCAAAGAATCCTTATGCTTATAATATAGTAGCTTTAGACCATTTATACTTATTGAAAAAAGAAAGAGGATTTCAAACTAAGGAAGTGATGGATAAGATGAGTGAGTACTTTGTAATTTTGCGGAATATTTTTGGATTTACACCCATAATACTTCAACAATTTAACCAAGGTTTATCTTCAGTTGACCGTCAAAAATTTAAGGGTGTAGATCTGTCTCCTTCTCAAGGAGATTTTAAAGATACCACTAATCCTTATCAAGATGCTGATGTAGTTATGGGTTTAATGTGTCCTTTCAAATTAGATATGGATACAAGCCTTGGCTATGACCTTAGCAAACTTAAAGACAAAATGCTTATGCTTAAGATAATCAAGAACAGATTATCAAGAGATGGTATAGCAAAAGGTCTTTATGTTAAACCAGAATCTGGTAAATTCTTTGAATTACCTGCACCAGACTCATTAGAAATAAACAATTATTACAATCAACAAATCTAAAAACAAATTAAAATGACAAGAGAAATCTTTTATGTAGACGACATCAATGTAGCAAAAGCTTGTATTGCATTTGCAGAACAATTAAATTTTTCAGTATCTCCCAATATCTGTGATATGGAAGAAGGTATGTATTTAACAACAGGCAGTGATAAATTTGATATCAACTGGATTAGAAATTCAGAATATGCTGCTAAAAAAGCAAGTATGATTTTTGATTTACTAGAAGATGGTGGTGTTAATGATTTCATTAGAAATGTAGTAGATGCTTATGTACCTGATACTGACCATGATGAAGTTAATTTACATGAGCCAGAAGCAGAGTTACCACAAGTACCTGATGCTGATACTATTTGTGCTTTATACAACAAAGTTAAAGGTCAAAAGAAATCACCAACACGTTACCATGTAACTTTAAAGGATGGTAACTGGGTTGCTACAACAACTGATTATGAATCTTATGGCAATTTAGCAATGTTATTTGTTACTAGCCAAAACTAATAAACAATTTAAGCCCCTGCTGTAAAAGGTAGGGGCTTTTATATTTT